CTCCTTGCCGACCGTATCAGCAAATAATTGCTGATGCTCTTGGGGTATCACCTGAAGAAATCTGGCCCAGTCGATACCAGGTTAAGAGCTATATGAGAAAGGCGTCATGATATGTATGTCATTGCAAAAGAACTGATTGGCGCGCCCGGAATGCCTGCTACAACAAAAGGTATTCGCCAGGCATTACAACGTTACGTACAAGGGAAAAGCTGTTGTTCCCGTCGTCGCTCAGGCTCTAAAGCAACTGAATACAGCATCGACTGTTTACCTGAAGTGACGCAGCAGGCATTACGTGAACGCTACGCCCTGCAACTGATGACGCAAAAAGCCGATGAATCACCGGCTCCGGTGGTGACAAAGGCCAGACGCTCACCTGCCGTGGTTGATGCGGTGGAGGCATATCGCGGATCACCCCAACTGATGGTCGAACGCCTCAATGCCCTGACTGAAAACCAACGTAAAGTGGCAGAGGCACGAATAGCGATCGTCAGCGAGGTGCTGAAAATCGCGCAACAACCCGGCTTTAGTTGCGCTAAGGCTATCCGGTTCCTCGTTAACAGCCTGGCACGATCACAACTGGACGAGCGCATTGTGGCAATGGTTGAGACGGCGAACGCCAAAAAGGGAAACAGCCGCGCGTTGAGTGAAATCACGCTGAAACGCTGGATTGCGGCCTTTAACAAGGCACAGAACGCCGCTGAACGCCTGCTTTTACTGGCACCGGGTAAACGCCAGGAAATAAAAGCCGAAGATATTAACTGGCTGCCCGAATTTCTGGCGCAGTATCGCCAGTCAAACGGCCGACCAATGACCGAGGCTTACGAGGATTTTGTTGCTGAATGGCAGCACCGGCACGCTGATGAGCCTTATATGCTCGATATCATGCCCTCTTATGACACCATTCGCCGCGCAATGAAGAAACTGCCGGAAGTGGTGAAACAAAAAGGCCGGGTAACTGGCAGTGAATACCGTCAGCTTGAGGGATTCACGCGCCGCGACTGGTCCAGAATGCCGGTGAATTATGTCTGGATTGGTGACGGTCACGGCATGAAGCTGAAATGCGCGCACCCGGTTCACGGGCGGCCATTCGCACCGGAAGTGACCTTTGTTATCGACGGTGGCACGCGCTTTGTGGTGGGCTGGAGTCTTGACCTGGCTGAAAATGTTTTCGCCGTAGCCGGTGCCATACAGCACGGTATTCGCCATCATGGCAAACCGTTTCTGTATTACTCGGATAATGGCTCCGGGGAAACCGCCGACGTCCTGGATAAGGAGATTGTGGGGATACTGCCACGACTGGGGATTAATCACCCGACAGGGATTGCCGGTAATCCGCAGGGACGGGGCATTATCGAACGGCTTAACCGCACATTACCGATGCGCATAGCCCGTAAATACCGCACCTATTTCGGGAAAGGAGCAGATCGCGAGACGTTACGTAAAACCAACCGCGATTTACGCTCGGCATTCAGTGCCCTGCAACAGGGCAAACGGCTGAACGCCCGGCAGCAGTCAGCGATGCGTGATTTACCGTCCTGGTCTGAACTGATTGATGCCATTCGTGACGGTGTTGAGTGGTACAACAACCGGCCGCACGATGAATTACCCATGAAGCCGAACGGTAAACATTACAGCCCGGCGGAGTTCAGAAAAAAACGCCTGGCGGAAGAGGACACGGAAATTGAATGGCTGTCCGATGTTGAACTGCGGGATATGTTCCGGCCGATGGTGGAGCGCCCTGTAAGACGCTGTGAAATACGCTGGCTGAATAATATTTACTACGCGCCCGAGCTGCGTGACGAGCATGGCCGTAAGGTACTTATCAGCTATGACATTCATGATGCCGAACGAATTACCGTGCGCCGCCCGGATGGCAGCGTGATTTGCGAGGCGGTATGGGACGGCAATAAACGCGAAGCCTTCCCTGTCAGCGCGGAATACTACAAACAGCAGCAGCGCCTTAAAGGCATGCGTAAACGCGCAGAGGAAAAAATCCGTGATGCCGAGGATGAGGTTGTCAACGTGCTGGAGCACAAGCCGCAGGAGCCCTGGCTGGAAAACATATACCGCCCTGTGGGTAATACGGTGACCGTTCAGCAACCGGTCGCTGACGATGAACCTGATGAAGAATACGAGCGTAATTTCCAGCGGGGATTGCAACTGCTCGAAGCGAAATTAAAAGAAAGTGATCCGCTGGCCTGAAATAAAAAAATAACCCGAGGGGTGACTCAGGTTATTTGAGGTTTCAGTCTCGGAGAATGCTGTCTCAAGCGAGGTGAATAATATGACCGATATTAACGATGTAATCAAGACCATTGATGAACTTATTGATGGCGGCGTACTGACGCAGTATGCCATCGCCAGAGAGGCGGGAATTTCCGACGGCACATTATCGGCTTTCCGTAAGGGAAAATATAAAGGCGATAACGCTGCTGTGGCTGCTTCCCTGCGCTCCTGGTATGAGAACTGGAATAAACAAAGCGCACTGCCGGAACCGCCGCAGTTTGTGGAAACTCAGACAGTCCAGGAGCTGCGCGCACTGTTTCAGGCGGTTCGCCTGATGGGCTGTATTAACGTTATTGTGGGCGTACCGGGTGTGGGTAAAACGGCCACTGCCCGTAATTACTGCCAGGAGCAACCAAACACCTGGATGATCACCCTGTCACCCGCGCACTCCAGCGTCACGGAGTGTCTGCTGGAGCTGGCCGATGCGCTGGGGATTGATTACACCCGCGCGAACAAAGGGGCATTATCCCGCGCCATCCGCCGTCGCCTGATGGGAACGCGTGGACTGGTGATTGTGGATGAGGCGGATCATCTTGGTATTGACGGTCTGGAGCAACTCCGGGCAATTCAGGACGCCACGGGGATCGGGATGGTGCTTATTGGTAACCCGCGCGGATTGTTTAAAGGTGGACGCCGCGCCTTTGATGATTTATCGCGCCTGTTCAGCCGTCTTGCCCGTACAAAACAACTTCGCAAGGCCAAAAAGGCGGATGTGCTGGCCATTGCCATGGCGTGGGGGATCAGTGGTGAGGCCGAGCTGGCCGTCATGCAGGCTATCGCTGAAAAGCCGGGAGCGTTACGCGTTCTGACACATACGCTTAACCAGGCGTGGCTCACCGCCAGCGGTGAAGGCGCGGCGCTGACAGAAAAACATATTAATGCGGCCTTTAAAGAGGTTTATACCAACCCTGAATTACTCTCACAGGTGTGATTATGGCGGTATTTAATATTCCTGATATTTACGGACGCTTTTACCTGGTTAATTTCGATAACGTGAAGGTGATTTCACTGGCCGAAAATAAAGAATGTGGCGATTTACTTTTTGAATTTAATGACCGCACACGAATGGTGATATCTGCCGGACTTGATCGCGAAGGTGCGACAGAAGTTTACAGCGGAATATGCCGTTCTGTTGGTGCGAAACAAGTCAGCTAAATGAGGTGTTATATGAATATGCAATCCTGCGGTAACAAAATGAATTTATTCGACTCCCTGAACAGCGCGCGCCGTCTGACCGAACTTGCCGGTGCGGTACTGGAACGCAGTAAGCGCTATCCGCAACGTTTTGCACTGAAAACCACGCCGCCGGTAGGCAACGTGCAGGGAACCGGTGAAATTGAAATCACCATACAGACCAACGGCCTGCGCCGCCGTGTGAAGGCCACCCGCATCAGCGGCTGCACGGTTTACTGGGAGGTGTGAGGTGAAAAAAAATCTCATTGCATGGGCGTGGTCGAGTGGTCTTATTGAGTTTGGTTACGTCCTGCCGGAAGGTGCATTGCCGATAGTTGCCGGAAAGCCTGCCACGGTACGGCATGTGATTGAGGTTATGGCGCGTCATGGACGTGATGAACAGGAGCAGTTACTGGTTCCGGGGATACCGGAAGCGGTGACGGAGGAAGAAGCCTTTAATGCCATGATTCGGTTCTGCCGTGAGGTCAGACGCCGGGTCAGTTATCCAAACAGAACGAGGACCAGAGGATGAGTAAAGTCGTACACATTATTTTCGAATATAAGGAGCACGTTATCCATAAAAACGCTGATGGAACAGTGCGCATGGGGGTAAGTCTGGACATACGTTCAACCGGGATAAAGCAGAAAGGTGATGGACCCGCCATGATTTTTGGGGTGGTTATGCTCGCGGAAAGCAGAAACTTCGCAGAGCTTGTGGCAATGAAAGCCAGTGCATTCATGAAAGACAGGGGCATGGCTTCCGGGGTTATTAACGGTAATGAATTTAATCAGCAGGGGTAATTCCATGAGCAAAGTACGCGTTATTTTTGAATTTAACCACGTAATGCATGAAGTAAAGCCAGCCGGTAATGATAGTCAGGAAATCACGGAGGGGGTTACTGCCACTGTAAAAATCGAACGTGATACGGAGAACAGACCGACAGGCCCATGTGATGTTTATGCGCAAATTCTTAAATATCACAGCCCCACAATTATTCAGTTTCTGACAGATGAACTTCAGGGTTCCATGCAGGCTCTGGGGGTGAAAAGCAGCATTGAGCGCCGCTCCTTGCAGAACGCACCAGATACATTGCAATAAGGAAAAACAAAATGGCAAAACGCGTTACAAAATTAAAGGCTGTAGCCGAGGCCGCACCGCAGACCCGCGAAGAAGTCAGCCGCGATATCCGCACCCTGGGCGATATTCAGCGAGAGGCGCTGCGCCTGGAAACGGCGATGAATGATGAAGTGGCAGAAATCACCGCCCGTTATACGCCGCAGATTGAAAATCTTAAAAAGCAAATCAAAGTGCTTTTTAAAGGGATTCAGGACTGGTGTAAAACCAACCGTGATGAGCTGACGAACGGCGGCAAAACCAAAACTGCCAATCTGACCACCGGAACGGTGTCATGGCGGCTGGGAACGCCATCATGCAGCGTCAGCCGTGATGTGGAAGGTGTGATTGACACGCTGCGCCGTATGGGGCTTGAGCGATTCATCCGCACGAAAGAGGAAGTGAACAAGGAAGCCGTCCTGGCGGAGCCGGATGCGGTGAAAGGCATTGCCGGTATAAAGGTGAATAAAGGCGCTGAAAGTTTTTATGTCGAGCCTTTTGAACAGGATGCCGGACTGAATAAATAACACCGCATTAATTATTTAAATATCACTTCATTTTAATTATGGCGCTCGCGTCAGGGGACTGCTTGCGCCTGAAAGCTGAAAATAAGGAATCGGAAATATGGCATATTTTTATTTCAAATTAGACCGTGTGCAGACAAATAAATATTTCACCAAATATCAACAGGCTGTTTTACCGCTACGCAACAGTATTCTTCGGACATTACTGAAAAATACAGGCGCTGCCGGATTGCGCTTAAAGCCGTTCGCCATGGACAGAATCAGTGAGTTTTATTTTGCCGGTGCTCTGCCTGCGGGCTGGCGTAAGCGCGATGATGTGGCTTTTATCGGTGGCGGACAGTGCTTTATAGCCAGACCTGATGAGTCATGCCCTGAAGGACCGGCGATTGCCGCAATGATTGAAGCCGCTGAACGCGAGTTAAGAAAGCGTCCTGATTTCCTTGTCTGGCTCTGTGAAAAGCTGGGGGTAATGAGAATCCCCTCCATGTTTAACACGGACTCCTGGTGGACCCCTTCGTTCTCCCGTGATGCCCTGTGCGTGGTGTTTAAAGTGGGCGCTTATGGCAGGGAAATAAACGGATGTATTCCTGAAGAATGCCAGGAAATTAAACATTCTGAATATGTGGCGCTGACGGAGGAATAATTCATGATTGATGCAAAAGTGCTTGAAGGGGTTAAAAACTGGCTGAGTATTTACGGGCGTCTGACCTGCGGCGTACTGGCTGAAAAAATGAATATGCCGCCATCCTCCATGGTTTATTTTCTGCGTGATGCGGTTGATGCCGGGGTGCTGACGGAATGTAACGGTTTTTATGATATTCCGCGTTCCCGCCCGGTGCAGCCGATTCGTCGCAAATGCAGACAGGAATCTGCGGCTGATGATGTTCAGTGGTGCAGCTTCAGAAAATCCCTGCCATGGATTGAGGGGCATGATATTCCGTCGATGGCGTGGGAATTTGCTCAGGGCGTTCTGACCTGTGAAACCGTTTATGTGGTGGCTGAAGTTGATGAGCAGGCCATGAAAGAAGGCGTGCCCCAGTTTGTGATGGCGTATATCGACATTCGCCTGGGTGTCATCATCTGCGGTTTAAGCGGCTGGAATATCACCGCGCGTGTTCTGCGCTACCTGATTGTTGACCGGACAGCAGCGCCTGCCGGGATATCTGCGGAGGTGGCGTAATGTTCTTTAAAACATCAAACCCTTCCGCGCTGGCTGCGTGGCAAAAATACCAGCAGGACTGCCAGACGGTAAAAGATGAGGCGAAACGCCTTGAGGCCGTGCTGAATGTTGCGTGCCGGTCGGTATTTGAATTCAGTATCAGTGGTTTTTGTTTTAAGGGACTGCGTTTTACGGAGGACAAATATCCTTTTCATCGCGACTTATGGCGAAAACCGACTGCGTCGAATGGCTGGAGCTGCACACCGCGCACATCACGTATCCCTAAAGCCCTGCGTGTTGCCTCTGATGAACTGAACAGTCTGTGGCGTGAATATTCGCCCGTCACGTATGCCAGAACCGATGCCCTGTTGTTCTGGCTGGGTATTGACTTCTCAGCAATATTGTATGGTCCCGTGAACTGGTTCTGCGTTGACAATGTGATTTATCTTCAGTGCGAAGATGATTCCGCAAAACGGAAAATGACCGAAATTCTGTCTGATGAGTTTTATGCTGCCGAAAAGCGAGTCAGGGGGTGATGTATGATGATTTTACAACACATGGGGCGAAAAGGTCGTACACCCGCTCATGTCCGCGCGTGGACACCTGAAGAAGATGCGCTACTGATTGCGCTTTATTCATCCACCCCGGTTAAGGATATTGCTGCCAGAATAAAAAGAACTGTCTGGGCTGTATATAACCGGACTGGTGTATTGCGCAGTTCATACCCGGAGTTACTGAAATATAAACACCCAAGATTTACACCTGATGAAGATAAGTTTATTCGAAAAAATGCCAGAACAATGACCTGCCAGCAAATGGGAGAATATCTCGGACGTAATAAAGATTCTGTCAGATGTCGGGCAGGAATGATTGGTGCTGGATTAACAAAGTGCGGAGAGTTACGCCCCGGCACGCGCATATCTGATGATGATGTACGTCTTATACGTGCGCTGCGTGATTCCGATTACCCACGCCGTCTGTCATTCCGGGAAATTGGCGAAAAGTTTGGAATATCTGAACATTCTGCTCACGCAGTTTATTACCGTCGCCGGACTGCCGAGGACGCTGTATTACGGGAGTTAACGCCATGATAACGACCTTATTTGTTGAATCAGATGAACCTCTTGTGTGTGCCGCCGGAATGCCGCTCTGTGGCGGAACGCTGACCGGTGTTTATTTCGGGGATTTACGCGGTTATCCCTGGCATTCACTGAATGATGCTTTCCCACCTGATATGGAGGCTGTCGTGCTGATTGTTCAGTATGGTCACCGTCAGGAGCTGCGCATCGGCCATATGGGGTATGAAGGCTTTTTTGTTGATGAAGAAACCGGAGCCTGCCTTGAAGATGAAGACGGACAGGTGACGCACTGGTGTCATATTTCGGCTTTACCGGAATTACGGGAGGTGAATGCGTGAGAAGTTATATTGATAATGAAAAGCTGGAGACAATAAGCGACTGTCTTAGCTTGCTGGCAAAAATCAAAGAAACTATTGAAGAGATTAAATTTCAGCTTGAATACGCACCATGTGGCGATGATGCATGGCGTAATGCTGCCAGAAAAGCACTGGCTGTCTTTCAGAAACAACGCCGGGCTGTTGAATACCGCCTTGCTGTATTGCGCCAGGAGGAAAAGGAAAGAAATATAAGACGTCATGAACGCGTTAATGATTTCCTTGTTCGTGAATTAAAAGAGCGCGTGCCGGAGTCGGTATTTTTTGAATGTGAGGCTATAGCCCGTAGCAAAGCACTGGAAACAGATTAAGCAGGCAGGTGAATAATGAGTATTGAATTAAGATCGTCTTATGAATATCGCAAAATCCTTATCGCCGGAGGCATGAAACCGGAAGATGCAGAGAAATTCGTTTCTTTTATGGATAAAGAATGTGACAAGCGGGATATGCCAGAAATTATTATGGATGACATGATTCTGGATTCAGCCGTGGCGTTAAGTCCGTTATGGATTGTGCATACTCTTGCGGAAATAGCTAAAAGAAGTGACAAGCAGGCGGCTGTCGCCGCCCTGCGATTACTGGCTGAATTAAGTTGTTCAGTCAATCCCAATACGTTCTTTGACGAACCTGGTTAACATTGATTTGGTAACTTCTTTAATTAGATCAAATGGTGCGTCTGTAAACTCCTTTTTGATTCTTTCAAGGATTGGTTTTTTTCTCAGGGCGTTAGCTAAATCATGCCCCTGCTGGGTAAGCATAATGGGCGTGTTTCTGAAACCAACGCCCAGAGAATGGAAAAAGAAACCAATATATTTGGGTGTTTCTGACTGCATATCACCATTAACAATTGAGCCATTATCAGCGAGAAGCATAAGATGAAAAACTTTTTTATCCTTTTCCTCTCCTTCTGCCTCAGCCATGCCCAGATCCTGTAGTGTAAGGAAAGGTGTTTCAGCATCCTGAAAAGTTGTGAGAATACTTAATACTTCATCGTAATCTATTTTCATATCGATACCTTTAGTTTTATCCGGGCGGCGTTGCCATGCCGCCTGTTGTTACGGAGACACGATAATGAATCGCGCTTCCCTGATTACCTTAATACATGTCGCAAAACGCGATCTACAGCTTGACCATGAGACCTACACATCCGTACTACTGGCAGCCACCGGCAAACCCAGTTGCCGGGATATGTCACCGGATGAGTTATCCCGCGTGCTGGATGTTTTCAAAAAACGCGGTTTTAAAGTGCGTCAGAAGCCGGTTACCGGAATATGAATGTGCTGGATGATATTCTCACGCCGCTGCGTATTTATGAAGGCGGTGCGCTGGAATGTATTCTGAACCGTTATAAGCCTGCATGGCAGACGTTTATTTACGTTTATGCAAACAGCCATGAAGAGGAGACTATTTAATGTTTCATGTTGATAATAATTCCGGCGTGGCGAATATGCCTGCGCTGGCACCGGCGCAGAGTAATACCACCACCTGGTTTACCGAAGGTGACGGACAAAAAGGTATCAGCTGGATTGGTCAGGACTGGCTGAATATTCTCCAGGCCGAACTGCTGAATATTCTGGCTGAAGCCAGTATTCAGCCGGATAAGGCGCAGTTAAACCAGCTTACGCTGTCCATTAAAGCCATTATCGCTGCGAATGCCTTTTCCCGGAAAAATAACCTGAAAGAAATTGCTGATGCCAGTGCGGAGGCCCAGCGTCTGGCCCGTGGTTATCTTGGTCTGGGGACGCTTGCCACAAAAAACAGTCTTGGTCCCGGTGACGTTAATGCCCTGGCGAAGGATCAGAATCTCGCCGACCTGGAGAATAAGGGAACCGCCCGTAATAATCTGGATGTTTACAGCAAAAGCGAAGGTGATAACCGTTACCTGCGCAGGGAGCAGAACGGCGCAGACATTCCGGATAA